AATCTCTTAGCTGAAGATGGATTAAGCTTAGGCTTAATATAGAAGTTTACAGAAGAGCTGATAGAACCAGACGAGCTATTGCTATGAGCGTTTGCAGATGGATAGGTCAATCCTTGCACGGAGATTATTGATTGTGAAACAATATTTCTGATTGATGCATTATGTGTTATCTTGCAGGTGCCAAATCCGTCCTTATCAGTTGTCACATAGGCTGGCTGACAAGTTATAGACGATCCAGATACAAAGAAGGTTTGATATGGCTTTGGGTTTCCATTGTTGTCTTTTGAAAAAATGTTTAAATTAATATAATCTATTCCGTCTGGCAATATTTCTTTTGGAGACAAAATTAATTCTAAAGAATCTGCAGTATACGTATCATGGGATATGAACAGGTATCCACCATCCAAGGGTGAATATAAAGGATTTAAAGATACATCAGTTAGAGTAATGTCTTTGTCATAGCCTTCTGCTTCGTAGGATACGGTAGCTGAGAAGGATCCATTTGGCGTACTTAATAACAGTATCTTAGAGAAGTAATCTTCCTGATTGTCGTCGTAGAATTGATTATCAACTATGTAGGAATTGGTAACCCTGTATGTTACCCTGTATGTTCTTCCGACTACAAGAGGTGAGTGTTGTGGTATTGAAGCCAGTGATATTTTATTTGTTGAAGAACTCAAGTTAGAATAAACTGTTTTTCCTGTTACAGTATCTTTTATCGTCACGTCAAAAACATTTTGATATGCTAAGTATAAAGTGTGCGCATCTTTTGGCTGTATATATTCATAGTTGTAATAAGAAATATCAGATGGAGTTGCCTCGTCAAAGAATGAGACTCTCTGATAGGGAGTGCTTGAGTTGACATTGACAATTACTGGAGCGCCAGATGTCACCGTTTGATTGAGTATTATGTAGTCTAATGTGCTTCCAGCTGTAAAGTTTTTATATTCCACTTTTTCATTTACGTAGATATATCTTTCTTCATTGTTCTGATAATACCATCCACTTCTCATTGATGGATTAAGATATTTATTTACCTCATCGGTATAGGCAGCTTTTACGTTTATGTCTTTTAGCGTATATATTCCAGAAGCTGAATCAAAGTAATTTAAGTTTAAATCACCAACTGCATCAAAAGAAGTTTCTTGCCAAATGTCTACAAGATTATTATTATTTACTATGTCTACAGAAGTTACTTTAAAATTCTCTGAACTTTCAAATGCAGATAAGCCAAACTTTGATCTGTTAAAAGAATAAGATCCAACAAGATCTGTAGTCTTATTTAGTATGACATCATAATTATCATCAGGAGTTGATTGGATAACTCCGTCTTTAGATAGCACAAAACTAATGTCTCCGTTATAGTCTGCTGTAGCCTTTTCCCACACCTTGTATACGAATGGATATTGGCTAGTTGACTTAGACTTTACGTTAATATAATTCGGTGTTGCATTATAATTGAAACTTATATTTGTTAGATATCCGTTTACGGTAGAGCCTGAAACTATATATTGTGTTTCTATATTTGGAGATGCCGATATCAGATATCTAAATCCATCTTGCCTATTAAGTGCTACGCCACCTATGCCAATGTTTGGGGAAGCACTTAAGTCGTTTTCGTATATATCTGGAGCTACTGCGTCAATATGCACCCTATTTGGCGTTGCTCCAAATGGTAAGAGTATATTCCTTATCATTTGTGGAACGTTAATAGTTACATTATTAGTTTGGGCATAAAAGCTTGAATCATTTAATGTATTGCCAAATTCTGAAGATCTAACTTTAGTGCTATTAACTGACCTAGTTTTTAGTGGATCATATATCTTAGAGGATATTGCTAACTTTGTTTGAGATGGGCTTGTTTTTACTGCACTCTTTTGCACCTCTACGTTTGTACTAGAGGCATAAGCTGAAGGTGTTGCATCAGCAAATCTTATTGACGCATAGTCTCCAATTGTTCCAGCAGCGTTCTTCGCTTGAACAAATACGACTTTAGCAGAGTCTACTACGTATAAAGGAATTTGGCTAACAGAATAGGACTCAGTTGCAGAAGGATTTATAGTATTAAAATAAGGAGTTGATGCTGTTGTATGAATAAATCTAAGATTTGATTCAGTTAATCTTGATGAGTTAAATATATTTTGAACTATATATTCTGGAGATGCAGTGTGAGTCTTGTCGTAGTTGTTCTTTACTACGTTGGTTACGTTAGCTTTGAATGTTGTTGGTCCTGCAAAGCGACCATGTGCTGCAAGATTTAAATAAACATCATAATTTACTGTTGCATACTGGTTATCAGGATACAGTTCACTATAATTTATATAAGAATCGTAAGCTACTTTTAGTGGCTCGTATGCTAATTCAGTTGCTGTAGACTTTAATCCACTTAATTTTAAGCCAAAAGAAAAAGTATTAATACTATCATCTAGTTTTTCTAGCAATATCTTTGCATCATCGAAATCGCCAATTCCAGCCTGGTAATATTGTGAGTCTACAGTAGCTACGTCGGTTATCTGAGGTATTGAAGAGACACCTTCTTGCTTTGTTCCTGCATAGTCCCAATATGCTTCCTCATATTTTGCGTACCCAAAGTTGGATGGAAATCTTTTATTTATATCTTCTACAAAATTATAAAAACTAGAAGTTGGATTACCTTCTGAGTCTGCATATGGAGTTGAAGATTGCAGATCTGATATCTCTAGTATCTCTGGAGTAGCTCCAACATAACTATATATAGGGGTTGAACCATACGCCCTCCATATATCTAGCTCTCTTCTAAGTGTTAACTTTAATCCATTTACATCTGTTGATGGAGGGTTCTTGTATACGTCTATTATTCTTGCTTTAAAATTAGAGTTTGATTCTAAGTATAATCTTTGAAGACCTACTTTTGCACCAAGCTCATCAAAAGAGTTGTAGTTCTGTATATATATTTGTTCTAGCTCAACCGCATCTGCATGAAGTGTAGTGAATGGCCTAATTGTATATAGTGTCTGGTTAACAAAATCGTAATAAAAAGTATAGTCTTTAAATCTAAGGTTTAATAAATCACGATATGAGTCAACTCTAGATAGCTCAACTCCATCTCCAACTATTTTTACAAATCCTGGTCTTACAGATGTGCAAACGTATATCCAGGCTATCTGATTTTTGTCTGCTGTTCCTATGTGTGAATCTAAATCTATCTTAGATAGCAGCACCTCTACTTCATCTAAGTCCTCACCAAGTAGTGCGTTAACCACTTTTCCAGCAACTGTATCTGGCAACGCCATACTTGGAGTAGCTTTTTCAAGAGAGTCAGAATACATCTTTGTCCAAGATGGGAATTTAGACAAAACGTTTCTAGCATGATCTGTAATTATCGGATTGACTATTTCATCTATCTGAACCTGTAGCAAAAGTAGGAAATTAACTTGATCTAAACTTGACTCAAAATCGAATATTACTTCAAACTTAATATATCTTTCAATATCAGTTAAGAATAAAACAGTGTTGTCTTGCTGCACATATGCTACCTGCTGCCATTCGCTATCTGCTGCAGTTGGACTTTTAGACGTATATATCTTTAATGAAAATTTTGGATTTTCTGTTCCAGGAAGATTTGTAAAAGAATACTTAAATCCGCACTAAGTCAATAGGGCTACTGGTGTCTATGAACCTAAAGTAGTTGTCTACGATATCAGCAGTAAGTAATTGAAATGGCGTTGAAGATGTTTCGCCATTAAATAAAAAGAAAGACGAACTTTCTTCGTCGTAATTAAATATGTGAAACTCACCGTAGTTTAGATCTTGGACTATCTCACCATAGTCTGTAACAACAGCATTGGGATCAAGTGTTGTAGTTGGAGTTGCCGAACCCAACACCTTAGTGCCGGTGAAGACATAGTCCCCAATGCCATTGTTACCATACTGTGATCTGTATGTAGAGTAGTTTGTATAGAATTTATTTGAGTATAGATCAAAAGATGAAGAGGTCCAGGTATTACCACTTTTTGTAAAGTCTATATTATTTAATGCTAAAAAATAAGTTTTCATTTACCTGGATTTATTCTTTCTAAACTTGATCAAGCCATATAGAATACTCTGAAGTTACTCCGTTATCTGGATGAACAAACATTAAATGTTGACATGGTCTACTCATGGAGTGAAAGTATTCTTGTGCATACGTATTGTAGCTTTCTGGAGAACCAGAGACTCTTAATATAGTACTTCCAAGGGTCATCTTAGCTTGCTGATGATAATGTCCCATGAATACATCGTCAAAACGCTCAGGAATAGCACCATCTTTCCATCCCATTACCTTCTTATAGTAACCGTGAGTAGCGCTTGGTGACGGCATTTGATCGCCATGAATTAACAATGTTCCATAAGAACCAATATAGTCAACTGCATACCAGTTTCTTTCGCCTTTTCCATCTGGAATATTGAAAGAGATTCTTCCTTCAGACTCAAAGATCATTTCACAGATCTTATACAGCAGTCTGTCCATGTTGGTTTCTGGGTCATGCTGCTTTCTCATGCGTCCACCTACGGCACCATGATTACCTATTACGGCAGTTACGTGTACGTGCTCAAAGTGCTCAAGGGCAGTCTTAAGGAAGTTACCAAGAATCTTTGGTCCATTAACTCCAACTTGTCGATATATCCCAGAGTCAATAAGGTGGCTTTGTCCTGGAAAGATTTCCTCACCCTCTACTATGTCTCCGAGTATCCAAACGTGAAGATTCTTAACTGGATGGTGAGTTCTTTGTATGTTTGTAATCTCAATTAGTTTCTGCATGTAGAGGTCCATTCTTTTAGCTAGGACCTCTGTATTATAATCTGGAGTAACTTTACCCATCTGCCAGTCTGCCAGTACAGCTACTGCAGTTTCTGATGTTGATGAAGACTTTGGAAATGACGGCATTGGTATTTTTGGCAGTTCAAATTCATTAAATGCATCATATGCTGCCTGATAAACAATATGTCCTGCTTCATCTCGAACATTCTTATACCTATCAACTAGACGGGCAAGTCTTTTATTCTCTGTTCTTAGGAAGTCTACAGTGGAAGCCTGTATTGCACTTGGCGAAGCTAGATCTGTAGGTAGCTCACAATCATCAATAGAGTCATAATCTTCTGCAAAGACTTTATTGTTGGCTACCCCAAAATGGGTGACAGCTTCTTCATAATTTACTTCCTGACTAAGAAGCTTGTCTGCTAGGACATCTCCCAAAACATCTTCATCACCTTCAACTAATGCTTTTGCGTGAGTCATATTCTTTGCTTTTACAATATGACTTTTGGTAACAAGAAAATACTTGTCGTTCATAATTATCACTTTCTACATTTTTAATAATTTACAGATGACATTATAACAGAAAAGGCAGACACTGTGCCTGCCACAATGTACTGTCTATCGTCATTTATTCTGTAAACGCCTTTGGGTATTTCTTGACCATTAGAAGAAACGCTCAGTATATTTACTGATTTAATAAAATCAGAAGCTGATCTTACTTGCGATTCTAGATCTCCAAAGGATATACTATCACCTATAGTGTTGGAATTCAAGTAATTCTTTACAAATAAACTAACTTGATTTTCTATTCCATTAATTAAGTTTTGACCTAAACCACTTGGAAGAGTGATACTCACTGCTACATTAACTGGAACTCTTTCCGCTATTCTAATATTTAACTTAATGCCAACTGGCTTAACTACGGTAAGCGATGCGAACAAGTCTTGGACCAATGCTGGCCCTATTCTTTGCGATTCTGGAACCACGATAACGTCACAAGACCCCAGGCCATAAGAAGATTCTCTAACTCTAACGTCTCTAACTCCAGAAACGCCAAGAGCTCTGAGTCTCATGGATTCTGCTGTACCAAAGGAATTTCCTTTAATTGATTTAATTATTCTTCTTCTATACATATCGTCTGTTTCCATATTCACCATCGAATAAACTTCTTTTGGATTAGTACAAAAAACAACTAAACCACTTGTTGAAGTAAAGTTATGTCTAGTCAAAGTACCTTTAGAGGCAGTGAAATCTCCACTAGAAAAGTTAGGCACAATTCTGCCATATGCTCTTGTTGTTCCAGCCATTATAACAACGTCTCCTGTTAGAAGGTATTGATACTGCAGCGACGAGAAGTCTGTAACGTCATTGTATATAATTGTATTATTTGGAATCACGACATTAGCGGACTGAGGAGCAGATATGTAGAACTCTATATTAAAGCTATATCTCTCTTCTTGAATGTCAGTAGCTACTGTTCTTCTGTATACTCCATAAAGGTCACCTATTGAATCTAGGGATCTTCCATTTGCAGTACTTAATGAAGTCTGGTCAACGCTAAACTTAAGAGCTTCATAAAGGTCACCAATTTCAACTGCTAATGCTTCTGCTAGGGCTTTTGATATAGAACCAGAACTCTTTGCGTTAACGCCTGCATTCTTTTCTAGTGCGTTTACAATCTTAGACAGTATCTGTTGTTTTGTTTTTACATAATTTATAGCCATGGTATTTCCCCTAGTTTAGCTCTTGAGTTACAGATATTGTTATTGGTCCTTGACTATTGTCTACGACATGAACGTCAAATCTAATTGATGTTCTAGATGTTGGGACTGATTCTATTGTTATATTTCTTCCCAAGAAAATATCATCTTTACTTAAAGCCTGTCTAATAAGTCTTTTTCCAATTTCGCCAGTATTTGGTGATTGTGGCATTCCGTAAATTATTCCAATATCTGAACCTAGATCTGGATAAGAATAAAAATCTCCTGGCTCGGTCATGAGCCTGATGTATATTTGTTGAATATCGCTTTGTGATCTGGACTGAGTAGAAGCTATATCTTTATTTGAAGATAGCTTTAAATCTCCACTTAAATCAAAATATAAATCTGCCATTTTTACTCCAAGTCATTATCTATCCAGGGAAAATTCTCTAGATCACTAGACGGCAATTGGTTTCCAGTTCTGACTTTTTGTACAGCATCAGAAAACTTGTAGCCATTTTCCATCAATTCTCTTATTAAAAGAACTTCTGAATCGCTATGAGTCTTTGAATAATCAAGTATTAATAGCTCTTCAGAATTAGATATGGATGGGCCTGTGGGCTCAACTTGTGCTGCGGGGAGAGTCCCACCCAATCCATAGTTACCTTTTATAGTAGTGGAGTTTTGTGCCTCAGCGTTATCTAAATTATCTATATTATTAATATAATGTGCATTCCTAAAATAGGCTGGATTGTTTAAAAATGAGTTAGTCTCTACAAGCGCTGGCTCATTGTATGCATCAGCTGCTGGGTTAAAAGACATGTTATTCCATCTAAGGCCATCGTCATCTCTGCAAAAGAACTTTATTGAATCCGCAAAAAAAGATATACTTCTTGTTTTTGGGTTGATTATTAAACCAATTCCAGGAGCTGCAAAAACTTCTATTTCTCCAGAATCAGATATTCTCATAAAGGCTGAATTATCTGGATGATTAATCCCGACCTCTCTGCTAGAGAATTGCTTTCTTTTTTTGATTTCTGAAATTTCATCAAAATTATTATCTGGATTAGGTTGTTCTTCTTCGTACATCATGATAAAAACTTTGGTATGCCGGTATCTACTTTGTGGTTTTTTATTGTTTTAATTGTATCATATTCTTCATTAAAAAATGACACAATGTAAGGGTCTCTCTCTGAGTCATTTCTGAATGCCACCATACACCTCTGGCCGACGTGTGGAGCCACTCCTTGTATGCCGTAGGTGAATGGGCACGGAACCTTTGTAACGATGTCTCCAATCGTTCCTGAGTGCCTCTCATCCATAATTACGGTAGCAGTATTGGAAGCCCTGTCATAGGAGGTTATGGTAGCAGGTCTGTTTCTGCTTTGCTGAAGTCTATTTGCGGTAATTTGGTCATTAATTTTTTGATCAAATTTTGGATATATAATTGCCATTAGATCTTTGGATCCTGTAATCTTTTGGACGGAACATAAGTGCCGTTACCATCTTTGTATGCCATAGTGTAATAGTAACCAGAGAACCACTCGCTTAATTTTGCGTATGCTCTTTTATCTTTGAATTTAGCTTTAATAAACGCCTTTAGCTTAGCTTCTGAATTTCCAGTATTGGCAAGATAAACATCTCTTACTACAGAGTACTTAACTCCAGTAAATGAGCCCATTGGAGCATCAACAGCACTCTTGTAGTCTCCCCAGGGTCTAAATTCGTAGTCATTAAGTTTTGTATTTTTTGATACTGCGTTTTGATATTTTGGTAATCCAACATATTTAGCCGCTAAGATATGTGCCTGATTATAAGGAATGTACATTCTTTCATCAGTAGTTTCTCTTGATGCTAAACTGATAACTTTGCTGCCAAGACTTGTAACGTCTGTATCACTATCTATACTGTATGCTAATTTTACTCCAAGCACTTTAGCTGGAGTAGGATAAATTAATGGATACTTTAAACTTCCTCCCCCCGAAGGAAGAAGGTTAATTTGAAACAATCCAAAAGAAAAATCTCCTGTACCTCTGTTTGTGTTTAATGCTCCCGGTTGAAAACCAGCTTCTCGTTCAGCTATTCCTACAAACAAAGCTGCTATTTCATCTGAAAAAAGACCTGAAGTAACCAAAAGTTGCATTATTTCATCTCTAGTAAGCTTAGAATCCTTTTTTGTTTTATAGGATATTTTAAATTTTTCTAGTCCACCTGCTGGTATAACCGCAGGAGCGGTTCCAGGTTCTGTAACTCCACTCTTTGTAACTGTAGCTGGAGGTGGAGTTACAGGCTGAAAAGATCCAGATCTCTTTGCTCCAAAGCTAATATGGACATGGTTTCTATGGCCCTTGTCAGAATGAAAGTTGGTGTGCTTTGCAAGGTTAGGAAAAGCAAGTCTAATTCCAGAATTTGCATCTTCCAAACCATTTCTAATTCCTAGCTGGGCAGCAAGTAGATCGCTTACAACTATTAGGTCTGGGTGAATTTCTTGAGGCAGTGCTTCCATCTGAGCTAATATTATGTTTAAACCTTTTAGATATACATCTGCTGTTGGCACTGGGTTACTAAACGCAATAGATTCACCAGAAGAACTTACAACGCTAGATATATCAAAGCCCCTACCAAATGCATGGTCTGTTATGCTATTGCCAGATTTTAATGAGGTAAAGTTAGGACCAAGTGCACCTCGTCCAGCTCCAAGGTCTCCGTCTTATCTTGATCGAGTCGGTAAGCCTATTTAGTAGCTCTATAAGTGCTGCTGATATCATACATTGGTGCTCGCTACCAATAAGGTCTATTGGAACTGGGTCGTTAGTGCCAACCATTTTTCCATTTACTTCTATATAAGATTGAGACTGTTTAAGTGTAAATTTTAAATCTTTTAAAACTTGACCTTTTTCGTTCTTTTTTAAGTTTAAATTAAAACCATTCCTTAAAACTCCTGCATCTCCAGTACCTATTCCAAAATTAGCCTTACTCAAAAGAGTATTAACCTTTGCAAGGTATGCTGCTTTTTCTCCTTCTGTCATCTGACTAAGAATAGCTATTGCTCTATTTTGGTTACTAAAAACTTGTGCGTTTGGTGGCGTTTCGTATTCTTGACTATTATGAGTTTCTCCACTCGTGCCTGGAGCAGAACCAGAAGCGTCACTGCCACCTCCAGTTGAAGGGTCAGTTCCCGTAACTGGGTTTGACCCATTTGCCGTAAATGCTGCATTAGCATCATCGAAACCTCTTGCTCCAAATCCTGTACTCATCACAGACTTTCTAGCTATTTCTAGTCTAGCTTGCGTACCAGTTAGAGGAGGGCCACCAGGATTATCTGGATCTGCAATCTTTACAGTATCTCCTATGTCAGCTCCCATTGCTAGAATTGCATGAAGAGATGACTGAACATTTTGCTCATATCCTGCCATTACAAATGCTGGATTTCTATAAAGCCCATCTCCCTGAAGTACCTTTGAAGGATCTCTAGCCATAAGAGACCTTCCATACTCTCCAGACTGAGATTGAGAAGTTCCCTTTACGACTTGAGTATTATCTGGATAAAAAGAGTTTTTTATTCTAGAAGTTATACTTTGTGAATCTGAAAGATCATTTACATTTATATTAAAATCTGATGACATAAAACCTCTAAGTTAAATTACTTTCACTGGCATTGGTATTTGTGCTTCTACAGGTATCTGAGATGGGCTAGTATTTAATAATAGTCCCTTGTTATATACCTTAGCGAGACCATTAATAACGAGTTCCCAGTTAAGCGTCAATGGAGAACCATCATCATAGTACTCGTCCCAACCATTCATTGGCCATTCTGAAGCTTTTTCGTATACCTTTAATGTTACTAACAGTGATACTAAAATAGAAAATATTGTTTCTTTATCCCAATCTTGAGATATACTTTTAAGTGGATCAGAATCACCTGTTGATTTAAATACTCTCTTTAATGTTCCTGGTTTTTCTTTTGTTCCCGCTATATTCTTAAGGCTATTGTAAATGTCTCCAAAGTATCTATAATATATTGACTTGTCATAAATTGAACTACTTATTTCTTTTGTTACTTTTTCTTCAAATCCATTTCCTATATTTATATGCTTTTTAAATACTTCTCTAACCTGATCGACTATTTTGGAGTATTCAGAGTCATCTGTCTTATAGAAAATAGTAGCCATATATCTATCTTCGCCTGTCCATCCTTGTTTTTTTATGGATTTGGCATAATTGCCTTTAACATTTTGTGATGCGCCTGCTTCTAAATCATCTTCAGTTAATATGACATTCTTCCCGGTCAAGTCAGGATTAATTCTCAATACTATCAACCTTCCAACAACTGCTTCTGCTGTAAACTGTAATGCTTTTCCTCCAGAAGTACTTGGATTATAGGTTACGGCGTTGGAGTTAGGTGTTGCGCCATAAAAATAAAATGTAGATGAATTACCAAAATCTACAATCTGGTCTCCTGTGCCATTGAGTATTCCGTTGAATCCAGTCTCTGCTAATTCACCTGTGTCTAGTCCATCAAATCTAACTCTAAAACTTTTATTAGTAATGTCTCTGTCGCTCAATACATCAACGATATCAAGGGTATCACCGTCAATCACTCTTGTAACCATGCCAACTACTCTAAATGATTGAGTTAATCCAGTTTTTTCAGGACCAATTCCAGAATACTTTAACATCTCTGCATTAACAATTGCATTTTCTAAGCTTATGTGTCTTACTAGATTGGCAATTTCTTTTTCTTTCCAGCCTATACTCTTGAAGAGGTCATCACTTCTGATGTGAGTGTAGCCATCTTTTGTTCTTGTGTTAGTTCTTGTTCCCATTAATGTAGGAAGTAATTTTGTAGAAGCGTATTTTCCAACAACCATTCCTTGATTATACGAAAGCCCTGCATCCATTGGTTGACCGTTCCTGTTCAGATACTGAACATAGCATCCGTGCTGATCTAAGACGTTATCTCTTGTCCACTTCCATGCAGACCAGGCAAGGTCTGAAGCTATGGCTCCAAGACTAACAACTGCTCCTACTCCAACTGGACCCAATGGGATTGCTGCAACTGCTGCTATCGTAGTTACTAGTGGAGCTGCTACTGATATTGTAATAGCAGCTGCTAAACTTCCATCTTTTACTCCTGTGTTATTCTTAATCTGAGCTTTAAGCTGACTAGCAACGTCGGGAAGAGCATCTGCAGCTGCATTCGCTGCAATGTCTTTTAGCAACGCTGAGTGACCATGAGTGTACATTAGTCCACCAACTAACTGTGGTTGCAAAGCCTGAGACAAGTCATCCAATGATATTGTTCCATCTGATTGAACTAATGAATTTCTTGAACTAGTAGACATAAGAAGTTTAGTATCATTTCTTATATTCTGCATGTTAAAGTGAGCAGATACCCAAGATGACATAAACCATCTTGCTGGATCATTTACCGTAACAAACGCATTAGGCGTTATTGAAGTAACAAAACCCATCTCTGGAGTAAAGTGATGAACAACTTGTTCTACTTCAAATATTCCATACATTCTTTCATACACATCAGCCAGATAGACTAGGTCGTGTGGTCTTATGTCTGGATTTCCAACTACTGTTATTTCCCCATTGTATACATCTTTAATAGATTCCTTTAGATGCGATAGACCTATTCTTCTTGCAGTAAGCTCATCAGGTTCTCCCGTTGCTGCTTTTGTTATGCCTCTTACGGTCTCCATTGGATGAAAGAACGGATGAACAATACCAAAGAATCCAGATCCTCTTGCATTGTCAAAATAAATTCCTGTCTCAACAGTTTTTTCAACCTGTCTTTCAGGTGGTGCTGCTTTATCGAGAGCAACCGTTACAGGGTACTGACCGTCTGACACTGCTGTAATTTGTGTTGCAACGCCTGAAAGATTTTCTTCTATAGCGTTTGTTAATATATGACTAAAAGAACTTATGTAGTGTACCTTTTGAAATGGTTCTCTGATCTCTACAACAGGCTCTCCATACTCTCTTGTAAATGGATTGTCTACAGCCCTTAATAGAGTGCCGGGTCTTCCAAGAGAGTAGTATAGAGAGTCATTATATGCTTTGTTTAATATGTTAGCTTGACGAGTAGCGTCGTTTGACTTACTTAAACCTTGCCCTAGCTGCATCATGGACATTCTAAACATGTTTGCTAAAGCGCTAAGAGAAGAACCGAATGCAGTAAATATAGGTCCAATATTCTTATCCCAAAAATTATCAACATCTTCTACAGCACCTGAAAACCAGCTTGTAGCACTGTTTCCCTCTGAAACATTAGCGGATAAGAATCCTTTCCACTTTTGATCCGTCTTAGATATTGTGCTGTTAAAGTCAATAAAAGCTTGAAATGCTTTGTCTACTGGACTAAAGCTCCATGCGTCTGTTTCTTTATCGTCTCCAAATACCCATCTTTTTCTATTCGGCTTAAGAACAAGCCATGCTCTAGAATAAGGGTCTGCCCATAATCTCTGTCTAAACAGACCAACTAGCAATAGGAATAATTGTTTTGGAGTTTTTATATTAGCTAAATATTGTTCCGAGATTGTCATTGCATCTGCATTGAGTGCTTCTTGTTCTAGGTTTTCTCCGTCTGATTGTGTAACGTTAAGTATTTTAATATTATCTTTAATTATATCTTTAATAAATTTAGCTCTTTGCTCAATAGACTTATTAAATAAATCTACAACGCCCTTATCTGCACTTATCTTAATTCCTCTTGTTCCATCTACATTCTGAAAACCATCAAACCCATTGTCAACATATTCATCAACTGCTTGACCTATTGTGCTATTCTTCGTGTTTGTTACTGAGTCATTGGCTAGCCAGTCTGCTCCTAGTAAAGAAGTGAATTCATTGCTTGAGTTTTTGTCGGCAAAAAATTCGTCAATTATTAAAGTTGCACCTTTTTGAGTAAACATTTCAATAAGAGGATTTCCCTGTGTGTCATCATCGGGATCCATAGAATACATCTGAGCAAAAATAGATTTAACAGAGCCGTAAGTGTGATAGCCCCATCTAAATTGATCCCAAATATCTTCTGCTTGCTTTAAATTTCTTCCATTGCCAGCTATTACTTTTATTTGTCCGTCAAAAGTTTCATCATAAAAACCTCTTGCTATTACAGATATTGGATCAATAGGATCGTATACCGACTTAAAGCTATCTGTATTTTCTCTTTGATCATAAAGTTTATCCTCTTCAAGATCCTTAAGATTTTCTAAATTTAACTTACCTGCTTCATCTGTAGTTCCTTTTATAGTGCTAAAATATTCTGAGTAGTTTCCTCCAGCTACTAAAGTATCTATATATTCTTGTTTGTCTAAAAGTTTAATTGTACCAGGACTTTGATATGTAGAATTTGGCTGTACTCCATTACGTTTAGCTATTCGACCATCTGGAAGAAAAGGACTTTCAGCAAAGACATAATTTTCTTTAGGTTCCGTTCCAGTATATGTTTCATCTACTGTAAAGTTTCCAAACCCAACAACAAACTCTTCTGAAGTTCCAGCAATTGCATCTTCTTTATTTTTAAAGAATTTGGTTGCAGGATTGAAAGTACTTGTAACTACACCAAGTGGAGTGTCATCGTGAACAAACGTATACATTAAACTTGGAAGACTAGTTTCTGCCATTGCTAAAGCTTCCCATGAATTCTCTTGATGCATGGGTGCATCTTGACTGTTCTCTGAACTTCTCCAGTCTTCTGGATAATTTTCTTGTAAACCGTTTATTTGTCCCTCACCATTAATTAGCATTCCAAGGTAAAATGCCGCATCGGGAGAAACAATTGCTTCTATTTTTCCGCCACCATCAGGGTCTGATTCGCCCCATAGGAAATAAGCTGGGGAACATACGACTGCTTTTTGTAGAACTGGATTATATACAAGAACTTTTCTTACCTTATAATCATTTACTCCTCCAGTTAAGTCAAAAGAATTTAATCCGTAATCATTTTTAAACTGATTAACTGCTGCACTCTTCTTCTCATCACTAACATTTTTATAAACATCGGCAGTTCTATCTGCCATAATATCATACGGCCATTTCATCGCTATATAAAACTGTTCTTGTTCTGCTGTTTCTGGCATTCCCCATTCACTAAAATCTAAATCTAGGCCTGAATATTCTAATTGCCTATCATAAGCAAAGTCTGGAGCAGAAAAAATTTCTTTTGCATTTTCTTTAAACTCATATTTTCCGTTAACTTCTATTAAGTCAAAATCGCCACCACTATAAATTCTAGGAAGTGGCATTTCTATATACTGAGAAGCTACAAGGCCACTAATTCCATCTTTAATACTTATACCTGATGGATCATAAGCAGCTGTTCCAGCTAGCTGAGGAGTGTCATTTACTAAAGATATAGCACTAGCAAAGCTAAAGTTTTCATTTAAAACATATTCTTCATTTTGACCTTTTGAAACCAGTTTTGTTTTTCCATCTTTAACATTAATAATTTGTTTTTCTAATCTAGCTAACTCAACTACGTTATGAATTTTTTCTTCAAAGTCTTCATACTTAGTTTGGTTTTTGAGTATTCTATCAAAGTCAAGCGAAGGTAAAGCTCCAGAAATTCTGTTTGTAAAAAATGGATAAGTAAATCTTAAAGGAAGGTTAGGTATTTGCTTATGCTCTTCCTGTACTGTAAATCTTATTGTGTCTTTAGCTCCAAATGGTAGGTGAAATCCAACTTGGGCTTTTCCTTTATTCGTTGGAAGTATTGCAACGACTTTATCTTCTTTGTAGTATTTATTTCGTTCTGTATCTCCAAAATTTATTATTTTTCCGTTAAGTGCGCCACCTGCTTGGTATAACGCTTCAAAGTTTAGAGAGTCTTTTGCTGCTTTAGCAATTGAGTCTGAAATAGTTGATTCTTGCAAACTTTTAAATGCTGTTGAGTCTGCAACAGAGTTTGTTTCTTTGTTAATCTTATCCATTATTTTTGACAGTTCACTGTCTGGCAAAACGTATACAGGTGAATCAGGATTGCTATTGCCAGGAGAAGTTATTGCAAATCCAGTAGAAACTGGAACAACTCCAGAGGTATAAAGCCAATGAGGTTTTCCGTAAAAAACTGTAGATCTATCTTCAAACGGTCTAACGGCAACTATATAGTTTGGCAATAGTCTTGCACAAAGTTGAAACATATCCCAAACTGATCTCATATAAGTTTGAGCCCTAAACGATACTTCATCATAAAGATCGTCGTCGGTAGTGGAAACAAGTCCCATTGTGGCAAATATGTTTGTCGTTCCTCTTCCTGCAAAAACTTTAGTCAAGCCTGATGCTCCTGCTCCTATGGAGCCAGCAGCTAAGGTTCCACCCACTAGTCCAACACCTGGTAGCAATGTAGCAACAGCAGCTGTGGCACCTATTGCAATCGCTCCACTTAATAGGGTTGTTGCTACTTTAGAGTTAGAAGAATCAACTATTTTATTTCCTATAGTTAGTGAAGATAGAGTATTAGACGCATCGTTACCCTCTTCGTCATTTGCTCTTTCTATAAGATTTGCCCATGAACTATCTGTTAATCTATTTAAATAGCTATCTTCTGTAAATTTAGTTTCATCAACTGCGGCAAGTGAAGCCCATCCATCGTCAATATCTCCACCCATAAACTGACCAATGCCAATACCATTTCCTGGATATATATTTCTTTTAAATATTTCAAGGTCTCTTTGAGTACTAAAGTTGGCCCAAAGAGCACTCATTGCTCCCCAGACTGGAGCTCTATCTAATCCTGCTGCAACTGTACCGCCGGTAAGGGCGTTCATTCCTGCTCCAGCTACTTGATTCCAAGTTCCAGTAACTGGGTTTTTTGCTACAGAATTTATTCCATTAGTTACTGCATCTCTATAGTTCTGTGCCTGAATTTCTTCTCTTTTAGTCAATGGTTCATAGAGGATAGAACCAAAGTGTCTTATGCCAAATTTGTTTTCAGAGAAAACAAGACCTCTTGTTGCTAAGGCAAAACTTTCTCTAACTCTAGACGAACCCATAGATAAAAGTCTAATCATTAAGTCTCTTGGCTCAGATAGCCAAAATCCAGTGTTAACTCCTCCATCTATTTTTCCACTGTCACCTTTTTTATTTGTAGAATTTATTATAGGACTAAGCTCTATCGCATCAGATTGTGCTGTAACAGTTACTATTTCTCCCTGCGCAACAGTTGTTATAACTCCATTAAATAAAGTCTGAAGAGAGTTTGGATTGGCACCATAGCCACCTCTAAGGTGAACTCTTACTCCTGGCTTCAACCTAATGTTTTCAATATCTGTTACATATTTAGTTTCAAAATGATTTGATAAATTTCTTGATCTATTTAATAAAACATCTACTACAGAAGCTGTTCCTTCTGGTATGTCTGTGACTGCATCAGAAGATGAACTATTAACTATCTCTGTTAATGTTAACTCTGGTTTTGTGATTTTTGAGTAGGCGTTAGAAAGTCTAAGAAGAAGTGTGTCTCCAAGTATGTCTTCAGATTGAACAATAGAAAAATCAATTATGGATTGTAGGCCATAGAAATTATCAAACAGTTTCATTCCGTAAGAATATCCACCTTCATCAATTAGCCATAACATGTATGTTGGAAATGCTCTCAGCATTCTTCCCGATATATCTCTATATTGAGTATCCATCATCATTTTTTGCCAATGTTTTCCTGCCCCTTTGTAGGTTCCATTAGTACTGATTGACTCTATTTTATCTGTTTCACCAGCACTGAATGCGTTCTGATACTGATCTAAGCTAGTCATTCCCGTTACGCCAGTATGAACATCCTGCTTATCCCTGTTTGGAACAGAGGTATCAGAAATGACACCTGCATTCACTCCGTTGATCTTAACATTTCCTGAAGTGTCTTTAGTCATGTTTAAGCTATCGGAAGCTATGTAGAAATTTCCATCATCTTCGTTTACATACCCAAGAATAAAACCACCATCAGGCGTTTGATATATCGCTGGTATTTTATTTAATGATGAACTGTCTGCTGCTGGTATGTACTGAACAATTCCAAAAAAGTTTGCATCATCTGGATTAAAATAAGGTAATTTACCTTCTTTTAAGTTAAAATTAGAACTGCCAACAAGATTAGTAAATGTATCCATCTGTTCTTTAGAGCCTGATACTAAGTCACCAATTCTTAATTGACCGTACTTTGTGGTGAATTTAAGATCTTCAAATGAATGCTCTTCACCAAACTGATCCACTAATCCTCCTATGAAATCTTTCCATAGAGTTGGATACTTATTAGAAAGGTTTCCGCTAGCGTTTAAGCTATCTTGTTCTACTTTAGTATCATTCTCTTCATCAAAGATTGCATACCTAAATACCTGTATTGCAACTTCTGGTTTTAGATTTTGCTCGTTAATTAAATATTTTTTTACTTCTTCAAGCGAACCATTGTTTTGTATTAGTTTTTCTTTTACTCTATTTGCAAGAGCTTTTTGACCTTCAGTTATGCTATCGCCATCTAATGAGCTTGACATTGGAAGTGCATAAGAATTTGGATCTACAATACTATTAACAACATCATTATCAAACATTTCAAAAGATCTAAAATAAAAATCTGGATCTAAGCATCCGACAACATTTCCACTTTCATCCTTAACTTGTAGTGGCATGTCTGGATAGCCATTAAATACTGACCAATTTTGCTTTAAGCGTAGGAATGGGTTTCTTTTTGATTTAAAATCTTCTATGAATTTTCTTTGTTGATCAGAAGATATCTGCTCACGCTTTTGCTGATAAACGTCAAAGTCAACTAAAGTTAATTGAACACTATAAATATGAGGAAAATTAGGAATTGTATCTACGTTATAGGAAAGCGGCATTGCATACTTAATTCCACATAGTGCTGTAACTATATTCTTAATACCTAAGAATCCTATAACTCCAGCTGCATGTTCCAGTCTAGCTAGTCCACTTATAAAGTCAAAAGTTTTTTTAAGCTTAGTTAATTCTTTTTCTCCAAATACAGTGATTGATATATTTATGTATGAATCTTTCCCACCTATATGCTGGTAGGTAGGTTCATCTTGCATTTGCAGTTGCATCTTTGCTAAGTTATTTCCAAGAGTAACGTTAACAGCATTAACTATAACTGACTTGTCATCTAAGTCGACCTGAAGCATGGGTACATCCCATTCTTTAAATGAGAATGATCCTGATCTATTTCTTGCTGCTTCTAAAAGAGAAATTATATCTGAGTTACTAAAGAATCTCTCATACAAAGAAAGATTAAACTGATCAACAAAAGGTTTTTCTACTTCCTCTTTATATCTTAGCCATTCTTCATTACTTCTTTTATTTTGGTCAGTAAAATCTACTTTATTTAATTTAGCTAATTTATCTGTCTCTGTTTCAATAGCATATTGCAAAGCGCCTTTTGCACTATTTGTTGCTGTATATAAGGCGTTCTTACCAGCAAGAACAATGGCATTTGTTTCTGAGCTTCCAGATGTTGGAAGCACTAATTCCCAAGATGGTTTTGGATTTTTTAAATATTCAATTTGATCTTTATTAGAAATATTTTGTTTAGCTATAAACTCTAAGGCTAATGATATATACACCTTGTCTTTGATATTACTAGAGGATGCTCCTGCAATAGCTATGTCAACAACTTTTTTAATTCTATTTTTCTTACTTGCTGGAATAGATGTGTTTCTTGAAGTTTCTAAAACAGAGTCTAAATCCCTGTGATAACCAGATGATTCATTTATATCAAGACCTATGCTTTTTAGTATTCCTTCCCAGAAACCATTTCCAACATCTGTTCTAGCAACTTCTTCTGGTGTTCTAAATGTGGATTCATCTGGAGTATAAATCTTGCTTTGTATTTTTGCTGGTACATATAAAGTTAAGTTTTTTCCATCTTGCCATGTTTTATATATGTTAGTTGTTAAACTTGTACTTTGTTCTAACTCTTTTATTCGGGCTGCTTCTTTTTTGTCTATAGCAGCTTCTGCAACTCTTTGATTGGTGTATTGGCCATCAATTGTAGCTAACTTATTGCCATCAGCTGTAGTCGCTTCTTTGGCTGCTGCTTCATCTACATCTTTTTGCAGAACAAACTCTTCACTAATGTAGTTGTACATAGCGCCTGCAGCCTTGCCCATGTACTGCCTAAAATGGCCCCATTTAACTGCTTGATTAAAATCTTTAATCATAGGAAGGAATGGTTTGTGATTAAAATTTAATAGTTCTAAATCAACCACAAGTGCAAATGGATAGTCTGGCACTGTAGAAACGTTCATCGAAGATAATGCTACTCCAGTAATTCCATGAACTGAATTAAGATAATGATTTTTTATAGGAAGGATTGGAGCATACTTAAATGCTGCAACAAGACCTCTTAGTGAAGATAGGAATTTGTCAATCTTTGCTTCATCTCCAGTAGTACTAAAGTCTAACTTAAAATCAGAATTCAATACAATCTTTGATGCATCGTCGATAGACATTCCCCATATCTCTTCATAGTTAGGGAAGTATAACTTTAAGTTAATTGTAGTTTCTCTATAACCAGAATTAAATTTTGGAGAAGACTTCTGTCTAATTGCGCCACCCGTTAAACTGCCTGTTTTAAAAGCTGTATTAACTGATATTGAAACTGGTGGAACATAAAAATTTGCACCGCCTAATCTTAGATGAAATACATCAGGAGTAGCTGGAGGAGTGTCTGAAGGTAAGCCTATTTTTTTAATAGCTTTTTCTAGATTAATCCCAGTCATAAAGTTTTGCATAGCCCAAGATGCCTGAAATGCTGCAGTACCGTCTTTGTTTTTACCAAAGCTTTCAAACATCTCTTTTAATATAAGTGTTTGATTATTTAGATCATCATCTTCAGTGTGATTATAGTCTGCAGTTGCAGCTAATGCCGTTATAAATAGGTTAGCAAGATTTGGGAAAGATCTGTATATTACAGCTAGTGAGATTGGATCTGTTTGAAAGAAGTTCTTTACTTCTATGAGTCTAGTTAGCCACTTAGTATCTCTAGTTGGATCATTGATGTCTTTTGATGTTGCCCTGAGAGTATCTCTTGATGCAAATTTTAAACGAGAGAATTCTCTCATTCCACCAATTTCTTCTATAAGTCCGAAGAAGACCAGAGTTTTTAATTTGCTCTAGTACATTTGCTCTGTATTTGAGGTCAAGTTTTGCAGCACTTTGTGTCGATTTAAATAGGTCATAAATTGTGACTCCACTTATTCCATTTTTACCACTATAGGGTGAAGCTAGAGCCTTAGCGTATGAATCATCAAATGCATTAGCAAAACTACTAAATATACTATCGGCTTCACTTGGCCCGTAGTGGTGCTAATGGATTAACAATTGTTTTACCCAAGTAGTAGTCAAAGTGAATTAATGGAGAGTTATCTTGAGTATCTTGAGTTGTTGGAGGTGCTTCAGCCATATTACTTTAACAATTTCTCTACTTCTAATTTTGAATTCATTTTATGAGCGGAACTATTCATAGCAGTTATAGAACCATACCTTTGTATATTACCACCTTTTTTAAAGCCAGTAAAGCTATTCTTGGTATTAACTCCTTGAAATGTTTCTTTTGGTTTAAACCTAGCTGTTTGGATAGCTTGGTTTGCATAACCAATTCCATTTGGCTGAAGCAGGGCTGAAGGGGCATGCATTAAACCTTCGCTAGAACCCATGACTAAGTCTGAAGGGGATGACCTTACTTCTGAAGATGTACCACTAACTACTTGGTCTTGTCCTGCTGCTGCCGAAGCAGTAGAAGATTTTTTACTGGTTGATATCTTTGCAGCCATCTTATTTCCAGTTATTGTTTTAGCAGCTGATGGCGGTCTGTCTTTAGCGGAATTGGCTAGAGTCTTATTCTGATTGTTTGCACCAAATATCATAGTTATACTTTAAAACCTTGAAGCCACATTCTGATAAGGATCATTGCCTAATCGAGGAAGACTATTGTACATAGTACTGTTAACTGGGCCATCAACAACACCCTCAGTAAGAGATTGCATTTTTTCTATATCTTTTTGAGATCCATTTACGTTAATCTTATATTGCATTCCTGCAACAACTGGATTTAAATATTTTAAATTAGACAAAGAAGGAATATACTTTGGCATGTCTGACTCATAGGCACTGCCTCCAGGAAGAAGAGGTGGACCTGACATCTCATCAGATGTTCTATCTTTTCTAGCTGAATAAACAAAGCCAAAGACGGCAAGGGCTGCTAAGCCCATTGCTCCTCTTCTTATTGTTGGGTTTTCATATACCTGTCTTAAGGCTGGGCTATCCATAAAGTCTTGAACTCTAGTGTAGGCTCCATTGGATACAGAAGACCCCATGTTTAGTGATGATGGATCAGAAGCTATTATTCTGTTAATGTTATCAGGTACGTCGCTAGCTGGCATTAGCAAATCATCTAATGCTCCTGTGGTGAACTCATCTGCTAGGTTGGATAAGTTCTCTTGAGCATTAAAGTATTTGAAAGCTTCTATTGCGTCACTTTTAACTCCAGCACCTAGGTCGCCAAGTGAGCGACCTGTTCTATATCTCATAAAGTCAAAGACATCACTATCAAACGTGCTTGGTAAAAACTTATTCTTTTTTTCATATGATTTAATGTAATCTAAGTATTGCTTGGCCTCATCTTTGGTAACTTCTGCTAAAGAAACATCTGTTCTTCCACCTCTAATTGCGTTGAAGCTTCGTTGAACGCGTTCGATTGCTTCTTCATTTGCAGTTCTTGTAGCATAAGTGCTAAGTTCCCTAGACGTAGCTTTATTGAACAATGTTCTCAATCCTAGCTCTTGATCATCTATTGCAACATCGGAACGAAGCAGGGATTCAGTAAAGGTTCTTCCATATTGTGCATTTAATGCGCTTTGAAGTGTGGCGGTAATATCTAAGGCATTAGAACCGGGAACATTTGCAACCATTCCTGATATTCCCTGAAAAAATGTAGCAGCTATTTTCTGCTGATGATATAATTTCATTACATCGGAGCCGGCTGAACCTTTCATGCCTTCCTTCATAATTCGATCTATTTCATCTAAAGAACCTCTTTGTGATTCAATAAGGTTATTTACTGAGTCGTTGTATCGTGCTATTGGGGTTGGAGCACCTACATTAGTTGCAAGTCTTGCTCTTCTTTTAGTTAATGCCTCTGCGGAATCTACTGTTTCTCTTATTTCTGTTGCAAATTCATCATAAGATGCGGTCTTTGCATATTCATTAAAAGCTACGGTTCCTTTTTGTAATCTAATTTTTTCTAGTTTTTCTTTAGCGGTCATCCTATTAAGCTCGCTTATGTACTGATCTACTGCAGCTTTTTCTACTGGGTCTGTTATGGTGGTCGATCCGTGTATCATTTCATCTATATAAATTTGAACAATTTTTTCTAGATCTTTTCCTTTAGCTCTTGCGTACGCAGATGTTTCGCCAAAAAGAGAAGGGTCATAACCAGCTAAGGATCCTTCGTCAATTACTCCCGTTTCTCTTATCTGTTTAGCAATTTGCCTGGCTCTTACAAAGCCAAGACTTCTACTTTTTTGACGCAATGCGTGTTCGCCAGCGTATCCAAGTTCTACTCTATACTTTACGTTTCCTGCAGCATCTGTAAATTCTGGAAAATTTCTATATACATCATTTAACATATTTTCTGCAGCTGCTTCGTTAATTGCAATATTTTGACCAGTAGTTAAGCCTAGTGCTTGACCAAATTGAGCTTGTGCGTTTTCTATCTGATCTAATTGACTCATTCTTAGCCTTATGCCTTCTTCGTCTATACTAAGAATTTGGCCTAAGTTTACTCCTGCGTCAACCGCTTCCGATGGAGGAATAATGGCTGCAGTGTATTTCATTTTTGCATAATCTGATACAGATATTCTTACAGAGCTTCCGTCCTGCAGTGTAACATCTACCATTTCTCCAGCTAGTTCATTATTTAGTATATGATCAACTTGACTAGATATAGCTACAGATGCCGCTTGCCTGTTTATGTATAGTCCTAATGTATTATTTACGTCTGGAAGGGCTGCTTTCATCATTTCGTCTGACATAAGTCGAACTGCTGAAGATGCTCTAATGTAAGCGACAGAGCCTTCCCCTTGTCTGTCTACGTCATCAAGAATATCTTTTGCTGTAGTAAAAGATGTACCACCCATAATCTCATTATATATTCGAACAAACCTTGCTTCTTGGTCTGCCTTAACCTCATCTGTAATAAGGTTTATGAAATTTCCTTGACTATACATTGGAGCAGAGCTTGGAGACAAATTAAGTGACTTCATATAGCTTGCGTGATCAATTTTTCCACTTACTAGATGAGCCATAACATTATTTGTTCCTAAAGCGGATGCAGATTGATTGACTACTAGTTGGTCTAAATCTCTTGATAGTATCTGATTTAATGGTTTGAAGCCATGATCTTTTCCGTGAGTGATTCTTAATTTAATTAAGACTTTTTCTATATCAGCTGAAGAGTAACCCAATTCTTTTATCTTCGGTTGCTCTCCATTCATAACTTTTTCAGCTATTGATAAAATTTCTCTTTCCTTTACTGACAAAGAGTATATTGCTCGTGGATCGTTTATCAAACCTCTAAAGTCTCCATGTTTGGTTTCTAGTATTGTTTTTAGAGTTTGATTATGAGTAAGATTAGCTTGTCCAAATATTTTTTCTTGAAGACCAGTTGGTTGGCGATAAATCATGAAAGCCATTCTGTTATTACCATCAGCGTCCTTAAAGGTGCTCATCATGTCAACACCACTATCGTCTAAGTCAAAGGTTCCTAAAGCATTGTGGTATAACGATGCGGCAGTTCCAGCCATCATCATAGTTTTTCCCTGAAGTGTAAACTGAAGAAAATTAGCCTCTCCAACTCCGTTTGATAACCCCATTAGTGCTGCATTAGGCGATTGTGCCAATTCTTTAGATACTTTAACGCTAACTTTTTCGTGAAGCTTCACGCCATCTCCAGCTCTTAGTCTAGACTGATATGTTCTTAAGCTTGTTCTCATAGTGTCTGGCAACGCTAAGTCAACTCGGTCTCCCTTCATTCTATAAGCTTGCGTAGCAAAATAATTAGTAACTCTTGATAATAGTTGTGGAATGTCTTGTGGCGGCACGCCAGCCTTTAGCATCTGGCTAATCATGTCTACTTCTTGTCTATTTCTTAATACCGATGCTTTTGCCCCTGGTGCTAAGTCACTAAATTTTATTCCTAAATTTTTAACTGGCGCATCTTCTGAAAGACCAAATCTTAACTCGTCTTCTATATCAGAAAAAATAGCTTCTCTTGCTTCTTCTGGAAGAGCTCCTGTTTTTTGAAAATCTTCTATTAGTTTAATTTTTTGTTTAGCGTTTTCTTTAATTGCTTGCCTAAGCTCTGGGCTATTCATGTATTCTGAGTCATAAGCTAGCATTAAAGGATCTGAGTATACTATGTTTTTACTTGATTTAGCTACGTCAAATAGTATGCTGGATTGATTAGCGGTAACTTCTGTCTTTAATGCACTTAGGGGCACTAACGCTGCAATGCCTTTAAATTCTGTTGGTAGATCATCTGCAAAATCTATAAGAGCTGCTTCGCCCTTACCCATAGCTCCTTCGGTAGTCATACCTCCCAAAAAAGTTCCTTCACCAAAAAACCATCTTGCTATTGAGCTTTTATCTTTTCCTGTCCCAATTGATGTTTTTGCCATTGAATCAATGGCATCGATCTGTCTTGTGTAGTGATCTATTGCAGCAAATTCCTCTAGCGTTGTTGGTCGACCTAAGTTTGTTAATTTATTTTTTTCTAATATTAAAGCTTTTTTTTGTTCTTTTAAAAAATTAAGGTTTGCTATAAATTCTCCATCTCGCATTCTTTCTACTTCTTTAATAGATGCTTTTATGCTTAGTGCAAATTTTTTTTGATCTGGAGTTGCTGTTGAACCATCGTACCATTTATCATTCTCTAGTATATCTTTTATTTTAGTATTAAGACCTTCTAAATTACTTCCACCTGAAGCGTACATATTTTTTAAATCATTAAATATTTGTCCTCTAGTTAAGCCAGGAGATATCTCACTTAACTGCTCCGCTAAAGACCCACTGTAAGTGTCCAATAATGCTTTACCTTCAAGATCACCAAATGATGCATTCATTAATCTACGTCTGCCTCCTTCAGTCATATCTATGCCAGCAGACATTAAATATCTATCTATTTTAGAAACATCTTCTGGATTAAATATTGACTTAAAGAACAACTCTACATCGTCATAAACATAGGTTTTAGCAGTTAAATCTCCTAATACATCGCCAGAAATTGATACGCCTCTAGGGGACAAAAGGCTTTGCATTCTTTTCGGTAGTTTGCCAAATTTTCCATAATCTCCACTTAGTACGTCCCTAACAAAAGATGGAGTTAAATCTCCAAGACCAAGTGCATTTTCTAGATCTTTTGCTTGTAATGAAGTTAGTAGCTCTGTTCCAACATTATAATTTATTACTGTAGCTCCTTCGTCAGTAATGTTAATTTTTCCAGCATTTTGTACGAATTTATTCTTTAATAAACTTTTAAGATTTTGTGCTTTTCCTAAGTGATTAAATTGAGCATATGTCATTCCAACTTCTGCCCCAGGATCAAGTACGCTTTCAAGTCCTAGCCTTCGTAATAAATCTCTTTTTAT